AGGCATCGCTCTTGGTGGCGGCTTCAGTGCCTTAGACACTCTAATTGGTTCAGAAGGTGCTTTGCGAGAAAATAACGATATGATCGGAAATGCAGCACAATATCAACTATTAGAGGGTCCATCTTTTAGACAATTTAGTTTCAATTACAAATTTGTACCAAAAAATGACACTGAAGCACCGGCGGTTACTCAGATTGTTAAATCTTTTAGGAGTGCAATGATGCCTAATATTGATTATGAAAAATTCTTTTATAAGGCACCACAAACATTTTTAATATCATATCACGGTCCTGCATCAACCGTACTTCATAGATTTAAACCTTGTGTCTTAACTTCCTGTGAAGTAAATTATGGTGGAGAAGGTTCTTTTGAAATATTAAGAGATGGTACTCCATTATTTACTGAAATGAATTTAACATTTTTAGAACTTCTCCAAGTAACACAAGATGATGTAGAGAAAGGATTTTAAATGGCGGGTTCTACACTTTTTTCTAAATTACCCAATATAAAATATGATATTCAGTTACTAAACGAACCAAAACTGATGAAAAATATATTTATCACAACGAAAGTTGTAGATGCATTTGCAAATAATCCTTTAACTCATTATGAATACGAAATTAAAGATGGTGAAACGCCTTGGAAAATTGCTGAACTTTATTATGAAAATCCAAACTATTGGTGGATAATTTTGTTTTTTAATGACATACGTGATTATTATTCTGAGTGGCCAAAATCAAGTGAAAATTTTCAAAGATATATGGACGAGAAATACGAAGATATAAAAGAAACTGAAAACGCATATTACTATTACAACAATTCTACTAAAATGAGTCCATCAACTTATATGTTGATTAATAATTGGTTTAAGAATAAATTCGAGAATCCTAAAGAAGACGCCGGCGATTTAACACCGCCGTTTAACAAAATCACATACTACCAGTTTAAAACTTTTGAAAAATATTCGGTTTACGAGTATGAGTTTGATAGAAATGAAAAAAATAGAGTTATAAAATTACTAAGATTAAATTATTTAGAAGATTTTATAACTGAATTTGAAAAAATGATTAAAATTTGATAGGATAAATTATGTCAGTAGGAATAACAAAGCCAGGCGATTATGACATGATGGAATTGTCCATAACAGGACATAATGGTTATACAATGAAAATGGAAGCAACATACACATTAGTTGAAATCTATGAAGATATTTTTGGAGATAGTATAACTGCAACTATTAGTATTGTAACAACACAAGATTTGATTGATGCATTGCCAATTATTGGCCAAGAAACTGTGCGTATAAAAGTCAATCATCCGGGCGATACCAGATTACCTATAGAATTAAATATGGTTGTGTATAAACTAACTGATTTTTCTGTCGATCAGGGCACGACAAGCTTTACTCTTCATCTTGTGACTCCTGAACAAATTACGAACTACGAAACAAGAATATCGCGTGCATTTGAAGGCGCGGCATCTGATATTGTGCAAGAGTTATATAATACTCTAGGTTCTCAGCGGGGGTTGATGAAATCTTCTTCGGAAGATAATCAAAAACTAATAGTGCCTGGGATGACACCTATGAAAGCAATTAATTGGATGGCAACTAAGGCGTTTAGACAAGGGGCCGCTGATTTTTTATTTTGGGAAGATGTTCAAGGACATAATTTCCAAAGTCTGTCAGAATTAACCAATGCAGAACCACAGTTTTTTTACAAGTATGGTATTCCAAATGTTACATTGGATGCAAATACTGAAGATAAAAACATAATAACATTTAAATTTGAATCTCATTTTAATGTGATGCAAAATATGATAAAAAGTATGTATGGTGGTAAAGCTAAATTGATAGACATTATAAACAAAAATGTGACTGGTATAGAATATAACATTTATGATCAATATAATAGTGTAGATAGAATAGAGTCTCAACCATTATTTGATATAAGTGGACAAGGCAAACAATTTCATCCAGATTCTTTATTTCTTTTACCAGAAAATACAGATATGACATATAATTATGAACAAACTTTTCTAAGACGTAAAGCCCAACTACAATTATTTGATAATTTAAAACTGGTTTTTACTGCCTTTGGAGATACGCAAGTAAATGCTGGTAAACTTATAGACATTACTTTCCCATCTTTTGTTTTTGGTTCGGCCGGTGCGGAAAATCCAAAAATATCAGGAAATTGGTTGGTGACAGCCGTGAAACATACATTTTCTCCAAAAAATGGTTATCTTTCTAGTGTGGAATGTGTTAGAGATTCGCAAGGCGATCCATATCCTCAACCACAACCAATTAAAACTGGTTTGCCGTATTATGATTATGATTCGACAGGTGCATTTTAATGTTTAATGAGAAAGATTTTTTATGGTGGACAGGTGTTATTGAAAATGTAAAGGATGACCCACTAAAAATAGGTAGAGTAAAAGTAAGAATTTATGGATTCCATGATGACGACATTTCTGAAGAAGATTTACCGTGGGCCCTACCTATCATGCCAATTACAAGTGCATGTGTAAATAATATTGGTCAATCTCCAGTTGGAGTTGTAAAGGGTTCGTGGTGCGTTGGTTTTTTTAGAGATGGACACACGGCACAAGACCCTTTAGTTTGGGGTACAATTTACGGAGTGACTAATGATGATGCACTACAGGATCAGTATGGAGATGAGGGTACTGGGCCTTTAGTTGGACGTAGTGAAGTTACTGAATCTGATGTCAATAGAATCAATAGAGAAATGAAAGAGGATACTATATCAGAATACAAAGAAACTTCTAGGATAACAGAACCATCAAGTCAAGATGATATAGTATATCCAAATACAACTGGCTCATATAGTAGTAGGTCTGGCCACCATTCAGAGCTCGCAGACACTGGTGGTAATGAAAGATTGTCAAAATATCATGTCAGTGGTAGTTATGAAGAATATGCACCGAATGGTAATTATAAAGAAAGAATCATAAATGATTCATACGACATATATGCTGAAGATTTATATATTCATGTGTCTGGTGATTATGAAATTCTAACACAAAAAAATTTAGAAATATTAGTTAAAGGTGATTATAGTGAAGAAATTTCACAGGAAAAAGATTTATTGGGTGGTGCAGAAATCACAATAAAGGCTGATGGTAGTAAAATAGAACTAAACCCATAATTTAATTATAAATACTAAAAAAGGATTTTTTTATGTTAAATTTTATTGGAAAAGACAATTTTGTTTGGTGGACAGGTGTTGTCGAAGATTTTGAAAAAGATCCTTTGAAAATTGGCAGAGTTAAAGTAAGAATTTTTGGTTTTTATGATGAAGGCATTGAAACAGAAGATTTGCCTTGGGCTCTTCCGATTATGCCAATTACAAGTGCGTCAGTTGGTGGAATTGGTCAAAGTCCAACTGGTGTTAGAACCGATTCTTGGGTTATCGGTTTCTTTAGAGATGGTGAGTATGCACAAGAACCTATAATATGGGGCACTTTGCCCGGCACTAAAGGGAGTCAGGGTGAGGGAATCAATAGAAATGGTAGAGGTGAAGAAGTTCCTCAAACACTACGAAATTATTCTAAGGATGTTGCTAATGGCGGAACAGGACAAGGTACAGGAGTTGTTCCAAGTGGACAAAAAGTTTCGCAAATATCCGATACCACCTTTAATGATGCAGCGAGTAAAGATTTGGTAAGTTTTTTGAAAGCAAAAGAAGGATATAGTTCTAAATCATATTGGGATCATAAACAACACTCAATTGGTTATGGTACAAAGGCAAATTATCCGGGCGAAGTGATTGATGAGCAAGAGGCCGAAGCTAGATTATCACAAAATATAGCAAAATATAGAGGATATGTTTTGGAAAAAGAAAAACAATACGGTTACACTTGGAACGAAAGACAAAGAGATGCTCTAACTTCCTTTGCGTATAATCTTGGGCCCGGCGGACTTGACCAATTGACTAATAATGGTACAAGAGACAATGAAACCATTGCAAACAAAATGTTACTATACAATAAGGCAAGTGGACAAACTATTGATGCATTGGCAACTAGAAGACAGGAAGAGAGGGCGATGTTTTTGTCTGACCCAACAGGAACCCCAGCTGCA